CAAGTTAATCCATACTTAGAATCAGTACAACAAAGACAAGGTCTATATGCGTTCCAAGTAGTAATGGATGAAACTAATAACACACCAGATGTAGTAGATCGTAATCAATTAGTTGGTACAATTTACTTACAGCCTACAAAGACTGCGGAATTCATTCAACTTGACTTCAACATTCTTCCAACTGGCACAACATTTGGTCAATAAAATAAAACAACCTTAAGATGAACGATAATACAATTTTAAGAATTAAAGTACCTGCTCACTTATACGAAAGTGTAAAAGCACAATTAACATTGACTGAAGCCAAAAAAGGCGGTAAAACCTATGGTGACTGGACAGTTGTGAAAGAAAAGAAAGCTCCTAAAGACGGAATGAAAAAAGTAGAAGAAGAAAAAGTTGAAACTACTGAAAAAAAATCACATTCTTTAGATGAATTAAAAAAAGCTAAAGACGCTCTTGATAAAAAAATTCAAGAGATGGAAACTTCTGATAAAAAAGCAAGTATAGAAGAAGCTGTTAGTCCTGAAATAATGGATGCCATTAATCAAATAGTGGATTTTGCAAAAGATAACGCAGGTTTTCTTGCGGGTATTGGAGGTATTACTGGTATTGCAAAAATGATTGCTGATAAAATCAAACAAGATCCTGAAGCCAGAAAATCTCTTGATCAAAAAACAGGTGCTGGATCTACAGATACTAGTTTTTTTGAAGAGAAGAAAAAAGATGTAGAAGATAAATAAATTCGTTGTCGAATATTTATAAGTAGAATAAAACTTAATATACAATGGCAGTCCTCGATCCAAATGAGATAATGTTTACAGCGTTTGAACCTACGGTATCAAACAGATTTTATATGACTATTCAAGGTATACCTTCTTTTATGATTAAAAAGGTAGACGCGCCTGGTGTAACTTTAAATGAGATTAAAATTGATTATATCAATATCTATCGCAAAATAAAAGGTAAAGCCGAGTGGAGAGACATGAACTTATCTCTTTATAACCCAATATCTCCTTCTGGTCAACAAGCAGTAATGGAATGGGTACGTCTTCACCATGAATCAGTAACTGGCCGTGATGGTTATTCTGATTTTTATAAAAAAGATCTTGGCATATCTATTTTAGGTCCAGTAGGTGATATTGTAAGTGAGTGGATTATTAAAGGTGCTTTCATTAAAGAAGCTACTTTTGGAAACTATGACTGGTCAACATCTGATCCAACTGAATTGACTTTATCAATAGGAATGGATTATTGCGTACTTAATTACTAAAATAATTATATACTTAAAGAAAAGGCCTCTATCACTAGAGGCTTTTTTTATTTTATAAAATTAATTATTCTTATATTTATAAATAAATACGTTTTATGTCTGAACAAAAGTTTACAGTACCAACAGAATTAATTGACCTACCTTCTAAAGGTCTTATTTATCCAAAAGAAAATGCATTATCATCTGGTCAAATCGAAATGAAGTATATGACGGCTAAAGAGGAAGATATCCTCACAAACGTTAACTTACTTCGCCAGGGCCTCGCCATTGAGAAGATGTTAAAAAGCCTAATTAAATCACCAATTAATTATGAAGACTTAACCTTAGGTGACAGAAATGGCTTATTGATCGCTGCAAGGATTTTAGCATACGGAAAAGATTATTCTTTTATGTATTTAAATCCTAATACTCGTCAAGAAGAAAAAGTAGATATTGATCTACAAAATTTAGAATACAAAGAATTAGATTGGTCTTTATTTAATCATAAAAATGAATTTGAATTTAAACTTCCTAAATCAGGAAATGTTGTTACATTTAAACTTTTAACTGTAGCAGATGACAAAAAGATTGATGATGAAATTAAAGGCATAAAAAAGAATTTAAATCAAGATGCAGGTACTATTTCTACTAGACTTAAGCATCAAATCATTGCCGTTAATGGAGACTACTCAGTTAAAACAGTTAGAGATTTTATTGATCAAGGATATTTACTATCTATGGACTCTATTGAACTTCGTAAATATATTAATTCAATAACTCCTGATATTTCAATGAAAGTAAAAGTCTTTTTATCAGATGGAGAAGAACAAGATATAGATCTCCCAATGACTGCAGAGTTCTTTTTTCCCGGGAGCGGACTATAGGTCCGCATTCATGACAGAAGTTTTTGAGCTAACTTACCACGGAGGTGGTGGATTTACTTATTCTGAGGTTTGGAATATGGATATTCGTAAGCGTAGATTTAATCTTAAAAAGATAAATGAATATCTAGATAGGGTTCAAGAGCTTAGAAATCAAGAAAATAACCAATTAACCAATAAAACAAATATGAGTAAATCTCCAATACCTGATATGGTAAAAAATAAGTTGGACCAGCCGACATTTGTTTCTAAGGTAAAAAACAAAAAGTAAATATTTATTCGTAGGTAATACTAATAAATGGCTGATAATACTCAAAATACAGGACCAAATAGAGATCAAACAAGGCAGATTATTGCTGATACTCAAAGTCTTAAAAAAAGCGGAGGAGACTTTAATGACGTTCTTAAAGAGTCTATAAATTTATTAAAAAAAATAGATAGATCTTATGAAGATATTCAAGCCAGAATTTCTTCTTTAGATAAATCTCAAATAAATTTAAATAAAATAAGTTCTGAACTATATAAAGCCAAACAAAAAGACTTTATTGTATCTAAACAATTAGCGGATGCTGAAAAAAAATTAAGCAATGACTCATCAAATAGAGTTTCACAATACTTTAGTTCTCAGAAAAAAATATCAGAATTAGAAAAAAGAAAAGCAGATTATCAATTATCTGCTTTAAAAGCAGGGACAGAAGCAGAAAGGCAATCATTTTTAGATAGGGTCAATAATGTAGATTTTATATTAAATAAAGAGACCGCCAGAAATTTAAGATTAAAAGATGGATTATCTATACAAGAAGCACAAGTAGCTGCTTTAAGAGAAGCAGAAAAAATTGCAAAAGAAGGTGTTACTTTTGGAAAAGAATCTTTAGATATAGAAAAACAAACTTCTAAACAGTTAGGTATTTCTGGATTTTTAGTAGCAGGACTTGCAAATAAATTAAAAGTAGGAACAGAGGCTTATGAAGCAATGACTACAGAAGCAAGAAGACTAACAGAAGAAGATGCTAAAAGAAAAACTTTACAAAGCCAATTAGCAGAAGCTCAAAAATCCGGTAATAGAGATCAAGTAAAATCGCTTACAGAACAATTAGGTTTAATGGGTAAAGAAAGAAGTTCTTTCTCTAAAAAACTATCTGTAATAAAAGAAGGTTTTAAAGCTGGAAAAACAGCACTAGCCGATAAGTTATCCGACCCAGTAGCTAGAGTTGGATTAGCAGCAGGTGCAGCAGTTGGCGCTTATAAATTAGCAGAAGCAGGATTAGATGGTATAGGAAATGGTGCAGCAAAAGCAGGTAATTTCTTAGCAGGAATGAGTAAGCACTCAGGAACTATAGTTAGAGATCTTACTAGCGGAGTAACTGATTTAATTAGAAAAATACCTCTTGTAGGAGGCCTATTAGGTGGTTTAGTAGACGGATTTGCAGCTATTTTAGATTTAATGTTAGGTGTAGATGATCATGCTGTAAAAATAGGACGTCAATTAAATATGAGTGCTGGTGCAGCAAGAAGTTTAGCTGCATCATACAGAATTATGTCTCTTAGTAATGGAGATATATTCATAACTGCTGAAAAAATGCTTGAATCACAAGCAGAGTTAGTAAATTCACTAGGAGTTACAAATAATTTAGGTAGTCAAATTCTTCAAAAAAATATTAAATTAAAAGATTTTGCAGGTTTAGAATTAGATACTAGAACTCAGTTAGCTGAAATTACAAAAATATCTGGTAAAGATGCAACAGATGCTATACTAGCTCAAGTAGTAGGATTAAAAAAAGCTACTGGAATAAGTTTTCAATATCAAAAAATATTAAAAGAAGCAACTACACAGAGTGGATATTTAGGTTTACAATTTGCAAAATATCCTGATCAATTAACGAAATCATTGCTTACTGTTAAATCTATGGGGCTTGAATTAAAGCAACTAGATGGTCTAGCTGATTCTTTTTTAGATTTTGAATCTTCTATATCAAAAGAATTTGAAGCTCAATTATTAACAGGAAAACAAATTAATTTAACTAAAGCTAGAGAAGCATTTTTAAATAATGATTTAGTTACAGCTGCAGCAGAAATAACTAAACAAGTTGGATCCAGTGCCGAGTTTGAAAAAATGAGGAGGATACAACAAGAAGCTTTAGCTAGTGCTATGGGAATGTCTAGAGATCAATTAAGTGATATGCTAAGACAACAAGAATTTCTTTCTAAATTAGGAGCTAAACAAGGAGATACTGCTAGAGAACAATTAAGGTTAGGATTAGAAAAATATAAAAATGAAAAAGCTTTATCTGCAGCAATCGGTGAACAAGCATATCAAAATTTAGTTAATGCATCTACCCAAGAAAAATTAGCTGCTTCAATAGAAAAAATAAAAGAAGCTATAGTTACTTTTGTTATGGAATCTGGTATATTAGAAAAAGTTCAATCTTTTATAGATTATATATCAAGTCCTCAACAAATAAAAAAAATTATTAGATCTGTTCAAGGTTTTTTTGCAGATGCTGTTGAGTTTATAGGAAAAGCGGCATATTATATATTAGAAGGTCTTGATTATGTTGCATTCGGCCAAATACCAGACGAGTTTATAGATAGTATAAAATCAGGAGCTGAGACAATGGGAGAAAGAATAAGAGCGGTTGGACAAGGAGGAGTAGCAGAAGATTCAAATTCTAAAGTTGGAGAAAATGTTGCAAAAGAAAAAACAAGGGAATATGTAGTTGTACAAAGAGAAATGTATCAAAAAGATGCATCAACACCAGCAGAGTATTATGTAGTACAATTATTCCCAGACACAGGAGAAAAAGTAAGAAGAAGGGTAACTAAATCATACTATGAAAGTCAAAGTGCACAATTTAAAGATCAATAAATGGCATTAATAGATTTAAAAACCAATTTAAAGAATTTAAAATTTGGAAACGATATACTTGGTGGAGGATCAACATCTTTACCATATATTCAAGTAGGAATTCCAAAAGATCCTCTTATTGTTAGAAATCCTGCAATTCAAAGTTTAAGAGGAGAATTTCTTCCTATATTTAGACCAGGAACAACTGGTAATTTAGACTATCCTATTCGTGGAGGAGATACTGGATTTAATTCTGAATTTCAAAGTACTTTCTTTCAAACTCATACTGTATCTGGTCAAATAGATAGAATTAGAATAAAAAGATTTTTTGAAGATTATCCTAAAGGTCCTGCATTTATACAAAAACAAATAGGCCTTCAATTAACTAATCCTAAAATAGAAACAGGAACTACTTTATTTGGTATAGGCCAAGACGTACCACTACCTGGATTATTAGAAAATACTAGAGTTTATAATAAAGGATTAAATACATTAGCTCAAGTAGGATCATCTGGAACTGGAATACATGCTATTAGACATGGTACAATACCTTTTAATCCTTTTCAAAAAAATTATTATGCGACAGTAAATAAGCAGAATATAGAGGGAAATGCACAAGCTACTAATGTAAATAGACTAGTTATTCTTTCTAGAATAAAAATGTCACAATCTAAAAATCCTATAGTATCAGCACAAGGATTTATTAGTGCAGAAAAAATTAATACATTAGGAATATCTCTTAATAAAAATTTACTTTTTCAATATCTAGGAGGTCCTGGTTCAGTTTATGGTATAGGTAACACTACTATAAATAGAGTAGTAGATACTACTAATATTCAAGGAACAGTATTGAATTCCACTACAGCAATGAGATATGACCAATTAATGGCTCAAAAATCTTATTTTAAAAAAGGTCAAAAATTAGTAGATTTTAGATCAGGTAGTGCATCAAACATATATTGGAAAGAAAATACGACAAGAGACAAAAGATTAAGTGGTCCATTATCAGATCCATTTATTTTTAGTAATGATAAAGCACCTTGGGATATATTAGGTAAAGATACTACTGATATAATTAAATTTGTTTTTGAAGCAGTCAGCAATGATAATCCCGATGAATCAACCGCAATATTTTTTAGAGCATTTTTAATAGCAGGATTAACAGATAATAATACAGCTACTTTAAGTTCTTTTAAATATGCTGGTAGAGGAGAAAATTTTTATACTTATCAAGGATTTGAAAGAACTATAGGATTTTCTTTTAGAGTGCCTGTAGAAAGCCAAAGTCAATTAATTCCAACATATAATAAATTAAATAAATTAGTACAACAAGTTTATCCTGATTATAGTAATAATGGTGTAATGAGAGCTCCTTTAGTAAGAATAACAGTAGGAGATTATTTATACAGATTACCTGGATTTTTAGATAATGTAAATTTTACAATAGATAATCAATATCCTTGGGATATTAATTTAAGTGGTCAAAGTGCACAATTACCTCAAGTTATTGATGTTAATATTAATTTTAAACCTATATTAGCAGAATTACCTAGTAGAGATGCTACTATAATTTCAAATAAGACTATTTTAAGTAAACCGTATGATAGAAATAATATACTAAAAGGAGAATATAATGTTAAACCAGTAGTAGATCCACCATTAACAAGACAGCAAAAAAGACAAGAAAAAAGAGCTCAGAAGAAAATAGATAATCAACCAAAAAAAGATGAAAATAAATTAAGAAGAGATCAAAATAAAGAAATAAGAGAAAGTAATAGAAGAGAAGCACAAGAAAATGTTAATAATAATATAGGATTTGAAAATCTATAAATTACGTCTAAGTAGAGAAATTAAATAATTATGGCAAATAGATATGAAAATATATTACAAACAAAAAATAATACAGGAGAAAGATATTATAGAAATAATATATATCCTGAAATACCTCTTTCGGAAACAGATTTATATGTTATAGCAGTTTTAGGAGATAGATTAGATCTATTAGCTTTTAATTTTTATGGAGATTCAAATTTTTGGTGGATAATAGCATCAGCTAATGCTCTACCAGGAGATTCTTTATATTTAGAACCAGGTATGCAAATAAGAATACCTAATAACTACGCAGAAGTAGTTAATCAATACAATAATGCAAATATTATTAGATAGTTATGGCAACACCGACTCCTTTTGATGACAATAAGATAACAAATATAATAGGAACTAGAATTCCTTTATGGGTATTATATCAATTACAAACTAGATCAAAAAGATTATCATCAGATTCTAGAAATATAAGAGATGTTTTACAAATAGCCAATAAAACAGGTTGGGTAAGATTAGTGTCTTCTGTAGATTTATCAAAAGAAGATGAAAAATACTTTCAAATTAATACACCTACAGTTATTCAAAAAAGTGAAGATTTAGCAAAAAGTTATATTTTATTTGGAGGAACTTCTGTTTATAAAGCAAAAACCTCTAATGAAAAATATTCTTCAATGCAGTTAAGATCAGGAATAGGTGCAGAAGGATCTTATGGAATGTTAGGAGATAATGAGGTAGAAACTCATGGATATAGGCCTATGCCTGGAATAACAGATGTTACTATAGAAACACAAGGTAGACTTGGATCTGTTAGAGCCGCAAATATTAATTTTAAATGTTGGGATAAAAATCAATTAGATATAATAGATGCTTTATATTTTAAGTTAGGGTTTTCAATGATTTTAGAATGGGGAAATACAATGTATTATAAAAAAGATAATGCTAAATTACACTATTCTGAAGATTATTTATTAGATCCATTCCAAAAAGACTTAACAAAAGAAGCTATTTTAGAACAAATAGCAAGTAGTAATAGAAAATCTGAAGGCAATTACGATGGAATGGTAGGAATGGTTACCAATTTTAATTTTTCTTATAATAATGCAGGTGGTTTTGATTGTTCTTTAAAATTAATAGGAATAGGAGTATTAGGAGACCGTATAAAAATAAATAATACAGGAGTATTACCAGGGCTTTTAAAAGAAGAAATTAGAGCATATGAAGAAACTTTGAAAAAAGCAGCTTATATAGAATGGAAAAAAAATCAACCTCAAGTAATAACAACTACTACAGGAGGAAATACAAATACAAGTGGAGCTACAAAAGAACCACCTTTTACATATGCTAATATTATAAAAGATAATGAAAAAGCTGCTGATTTTAAATTAGTATATCCATCAGACGTATTTGTTACTCTATTTAATTCTGACAAATCTAAGGCAGATGCTCAATTTATTTTTGGAAAAGAAACTGAATATACGTCACCCACTGCTACTCGAGGAGGATCATCAAAAAATACTACTTCTGTTGGTGAAACAGTTTTTGGATTAACAAGATTAAATAGTATAATAAGTATATTTAATGATACAGGCGGTAATACTAATTCTACACTTGATACTAAAATTATATTAGATTGGCAAAAATTTAAAGATTATAATAATGAAAGACAGGTTAATGTTACTCAAGTAAAAAAAGTAACTGTAAATGGTAGAGAAACAACTGTAAAGGAAAAAAATAAAATTTCAGAAAGACTGTCATTCTATGATGCTTTACAAATAGTAGAAAAAGATCCAAATGGTCAAGAAATAGAATTTCTTGATGATAATTTTACAGGTTTAGCACTTGGATGGAGAAATCCAACCATAAGTCCATTTTATGAATATAAAGGCCAGTTTCAATCACCCTCTAATGCAAACTATTATGGAATAGACTTAAAATTTAATGATGATGCCGAATTAGATCCAGCCTCTGTAACTAGTATTACAACCACTTCTGGACAAACAACAGCTCTAGGCAATCCTAGCTTTCTTCCACAAACTTTACAATTAAAATTTGAGTCTTCAGATATTAAAAAAGTAATTGAGGAGTTAGATGCATACTTAATAACAGAACCTGAATTACTTTTAGATTCTATAGGTACCGGCACTAGTGTAGTACCCCCAACAGCTGTAAGAAATGGAATTCCTTACGGTTTTCAAGTTAAATTTAAATTAAAAATAAAAAAAGAAAATCAAACAATAAAATTTTCAAATAAAAATGATAAATTTGGAAATCCTGTTTCATTTCCTGATGTAACAGGTCAAACAATTTTTTATACAACAGATGTTATATTAAAGTTTGATGATTCGTTTCTTATAAAATCAGTAGTACCAGGTAAATTTAAACAACCTGATGATGCTGTAAAATCACAACAAGCTATAGCTGCGCAAAATCAAAATCAAGGAGCCGGAGGTGCTCCAACTACAACAACTCAAGTTAAATTTGTAGGACCTGCTCCATTAACAGATGAACAAATAAATCAAGCAGTTGCTTCGCAGTCTTTTTTAGAATTAGCATTAAAAACTATTCAATTACATACTATTAATAAGTTTACTAAAGGTACAAGTTCTACAACAGTAAAAAGTATAAAAACATTAGATTTAACAGATCCTAAAGACGCATCTGGAGGGACACCTTTTATAAAACAAATATTTGATAATGGAATTTTTTCTCAATTTATTTTAGATTTAACAGAAAAAGATTTAGCTAGTTTAAAAAATCCTGGTAAAAAAATAAATACTGCTTTACAAAATTATTTAAAATCAAATAATCCTAGTACTTCTGATAGATTAATAGCACAATCTGCATTTGGTTTTGCAACCATAATGATGAAAAATAAATTAAGTTTAGATGAAATAGATCCAAATTTTCCTTCACCATCTAAGAATATAATAGAGCCTATAATTTTTCAAAATATTTTAAAGTCTATAATCGTACCTTACGAAATGAATCAAGAAGTAGTAAAAGGTACAAAAATAAACCACCCAGTATATATTCCATTAGGGTTATTATTAATGCTATTAAATCACTCGTGTACTATATATGATTCTAATACTGATTTTTCAAATCAACGCCCATTAGTTTATATAGATTTTAATCCTAATCATAATTTTTGCTTATCAAATATAAATCAACTTTCAACAAATCCTTGGAAAGTTTTAATTCCTTACGAAGGAAAATTAGATAATTATAAAGAGTTATTTTTCCCTGCAGTTTTAGCAGGAGATAGTTTAAAAGCATCAACTAAAGCTAAAAGTAAATCAAAATTATTTAAAGCTGGCGCACAAGATGATAAAATATCAGGAGGTTTACCTCCATATAGAGTAGATTCTGTTAATAGTAGTGATACTTCATCTTATAGAGGGCAAATTATGCATATCTTATTAAACATAGATTATCTTGTAGATATAATAGGAGATTTTAGTACAAAAGATGAAAATAACGGAGTTTATTTAAAACCTTTTATGGATCAACTATTAGATGATATTAATAAGTACTTAGGAAATATAAATCTTTTAAGATTTAGTTATAACGATACTTCAAATACATATCAAATAGTAGATGACCAATTAGTTCCTCCTCCAACTAGTAATGAAAAAACTATTAGTACAAAAAATAAAGGAATTGAAAATACCGCAAGACTACCATTATTTGGTAAAGAAAGTATAGCTAAGAGTCTTCAAATAAAAACAGATATGGGCACAAAATTAGCAAATATGATAGCTATATCTGCTAATGCATCTATAGAAGAAAAATCTACTTTATCAGTAAATGGAGATAATATTGGATACATAAATTCTTTATTTAAAGATAGATATATTCCAAATAGATCAGAAATTACAGCAAGTAATAAGAAGGATCCAGGTTCTGATGATGCTATAATTGGAGCTGCTAATCAATTTAATACGACTATAAAAGAATTTTATGGTAGTACTACACCGTCTGAAGATAATGTATCTCAAGCGACCAATTACTACATAGAAAAGATGAGTAAAATAAAAAATAATGATTATGCTACAAGAGCATCAGCAATGATACCTTTATCTGTAGAATTTACAACAGACGGAATATCTGGTTTAAGTATGGGACAAGCTTTTACAATACCAGATGAATTGCTTCCATATACATATACTGATAAAAGAAAAGTACCTGCTAGAGGATTAAATTCTGGAGGAACTAGAGTAGGTTTTATTTTAGTTGGACTAAGCCATACGATATCAGAAAATGTGTGGAATACTTCTGTAAGAGCAAATATGACATTTTTAAAAGACATTAATGAGTACTCTTCAACCGCACCTACAACACCAGCAACAGTACAAATAGGTGGAGGTTTATATGAAGGAGACGTGGAAGTAGGAGATGTATATAATTCAACAATTACTGCTGCACCAAAAACTTTTGAAGAGCTTACAGCTATTATAATAGAAAAAATTGAAGGCGGATATTTTCATCCTAGTATGTTTGAAGATGGAAGGCTTGCTGCAACCGAAAAACATTTATTTATATTTAAAACTTCTGGTGAAACAATGTTTGGTATGGATAGAAAAAATAATACCAGTTTTACAAATAGCCCAGAAGGTAAAGAGTTTTGGTCTATAATTGATAGTTATAATCCAAATAGTGGTGCAAATAAATGGAGTAATGAATATGGCTTAGAAGACCAACCTGATGTAAAAAAGAAATTAATAAATTTACTAATTAAACATACAAAAGAAGAATTTGAACAAGATCTTAGAAGATATGTTAAAAATGAAAACTTTAGAAAATTAATACCAACAGATGCAAGATTGTATTTTAATTTTATAAGAGCTTCATTTAATGGTTCTGGTTGGTTCCAAAAATTTGGTGCGGCTATGACAGCAGATTATGAAGCTGGAATGACAGATACTACAGAATTAACAAAAAGATTTATATACTATAGATTAAATCCTGCTATAGTTTGGCCTCCTGATAGTTATATGGGCAATTTAGGATATACATTAATAAGAAGAGGCGGAAATAAAACAGCTAAACTTGTAGGAGTCGAAGTAATAGGATTACCAAGTGAAAAATTACCTAATAAAAAGTAAGATACAATGTTAAGATACTATCCTTCTTTTAGAGTAATAAAAAATTTAACAGCAGGAAAAAATGAATTTCTTGATGAAAATGGAAAAATATATTCTGGAAAATATTATTTAGCTTACAATGGTAAAGCTTTTACAGGTCCAAATCCTCAACAAGGACCTGGAAATCCATTAACTAAAATATCTTCTAATTATTCTAGACTTCCTGGTATAAATTCTGTTTTTCAAGGAGATTTTAAACAAAAAAGTAATTTTATACAAAAAACTAATTCAAACATAAGTAGAGTTTTAGGCAAACCAATTTCCTATTATCCTTTTGTATTAGAACAAGATTATAAAAAAGGATACGTTATAAGATATTTTACTAAAAAAGAAAATGAAAATGGGTTTATAATAGAAATATCTGAAGAAGAATATAATTCAATAGTAAATGGAACTGCTAATTATGATATTAGATTATATCAAGTAACTAAAATACTTTGGAAATTAACAGGTCCTTTAAATAATACTAGAAAGTCACAATATAATATAATACCAGGAATTATTGATACTAATAAAAGATTAGTTGAAACTGCTAATAAAACTTTTTTAGGTATAGTTGAATTTATAGATGGAGAATATTCAAAATTTGCAAGACCTACTATGTAAATAAATTATTTTATATACAAATAGTTTTTGTATATTAGTAGTTAATAACAGGTTATGTATTTCATTATTGAAGATAAAGAACAGTTGAGTCGTCTAGAAATGTCCGATCAGGCATTTATTCAAGTAGTTACTTCAAATGATTATTACCATCCAAAATTAGCTAGAGTAAGTTTAATCTATTATAATAATTCTAATAAAGGATACGTTTTTGTAATTAATCACTCTGAAGGATTTAGTTTAGATATTAAATTAGTTGAAGACTTCTTAAAAAAACACAATAAGATTTATCTTCTTGATAAAAAAATGCACTCTTATTTTTTAGATTTATCTAATTCTATTGATGTACAATTTATCTGTTTAGATAAAAATAATGAATATAGTTCTTTTGAGTGTAATACACCAGTCCATAGAGACTTTTATATCAAGCATCCTATTTTACCTACTATAAACGAAATAATTCCTATTTCTAAGCACTATGAGAAATGTGAATGTTTATATCAAATGGTAAAAGACTACTTTGAACTTGAGATGGATATTGAGCTTCAAGATAAATTAGTAGATGCATATAAAACTGTTGAGCAAGCCGGAATAAAAGTTGATCTTAGTTGTTTGAACAAAAAATACCAGTTCCAACATAAAGAATATTCTCTTTTAGGAGACACAATTTATTCTTATTATAATCTTTACAATTTGACTGCTAGACCTACTAACTCTTTCAATAGTGTTAACTTTCTAGCAATACCTAAAGATAAAGACTTTAGAGAGTGTTTTGTACCTAAAAATGACTATTTAGTGGAATTTGACTTTGATGCATATCATTTAAGATTAATATCTGGCCTTATAGGATTCGAACCTCCTAAAGAATCTATGCACAACTATCTTGGACGCGCATATTTCAATACCAGCGAGCTCACAGATGAACAGTATAAAGAATCAAAGACTATTACATTCAAGCAGCTTTATGGTGGTATAGAACAACAATATCAACATATAGAATTCTTTAAGGCATTAGATCAATTTATAGAACAAGAGTGGAAGAAATACAATGCTCACAAAGCTTTAATTTTACCTACTGGCAGAATATTAAAAAAGCTACCAGGAATGAATAAATTAAAATTATTTAATTATATTGTTCAGAATTTAGAAACAAAAGAAAATATATACAAGATCTTAGAGGTAAACAAGCTTCTTAGTAAAAAGAAGACAAAATTGATATTAATTACCTATGATTCTTTCTTGTTTGATTTTTCTCAAGAAGATGGTAAGCCTTTACTAAAAAAGATTAAACAAATCCTAGAAGGTAACAATATGCTAGTTAAACATAAGTATGGAGTAAACTATGCTTTCTAACACATTATCAATATTTATTAACAGTAAATTAAGGTTATGAAAAATGAGGAATTTTTGGAATTAACATCGGAATCAATTATGAATAAACTTTTTTGTACTTTCTCTCCAAAAGAGTCTTTAGAAGACACTTTAAGGGACATAAATAGAGAGTACACAATCCTATATAAAAAAATCTTTGTTTTGGCTTCCCCAGACTCAGAAGAATATATGTGTACATATAACATTGAGATAGAAGGAGGCCAGACTAGAATTTTGCCTAATACAATCTTACTCCATAGAAAGAAAGAGTCTAATACTTTATATACTATAAATGCCTTGAATACTTTGATCAAGACTTTAAATAATGGTATTTTAGATTCTACATTTCCTATTAATTGGCCTGACTACAAGAACTCAATCTTGTTAACTCAAGGAGAAGATCTAAAAAAACTTAATACTACTATCCATAAGATAGTTGCTATTTAACTAGAAAGATTAATTTTTCTATCCAGCCTTTCTGTCTTACATTTATCGAAATTAGTTATATTATGGATATATCAGTTATCAAATCAAGATTGTCGGCTCTACAAAATCCACGTGGAGGACAAAAGAAGGACCTAAGCCAAACTATTTGGAGGCCTGCCGTGGGTAAACACTCAGTACGTATTGTACCTTCTGTGTTTAATAAACAAAATCCATTTAAAGAAGTCTACATGCATTATGGTATTAATAATCGTACCATGATCAGTTTATCTAACTTTAATGAAAAAGATCCTATTGTTGAATTTGCACAAGGACTTCGCAAGTCAAGTGAACGTGACAATTGGCAACTAGCTAAAAAGCTTGAACCAAAAATGCGTGTATTTGCTCCTGTGATTGTTCGTGGTGAAGAAGACAAAGGTGTTCGTCTTTGGGAATTTGGTAAACAAGTTTACATGGATTTGCTTTCTATTGCAGAAGATGAGGATGTAGGAGATTATTCTGATCCAATTACTGGCCGTGACATTACAGTTGAAACTGCTGGTAAAGAAACAACAGGCTTGATGTATAATACATCTACTGTTAGGGTTAGAACAAAATCGACTCCGCTTTCTGATGATGCAGATAAAGTAAAGCTATGGCTTGAAACACAACCAGATCCTTTAGGTCAGTTCAAAAGATATTCTTATGATGAGATGAAAGAAGCACTTCTTAAACATCTTAATCCAGAAGAAGAATTGAAAGAACAAGCTGACGCCGTAGAAGCTAAACCGCAAGGTGATCTTCCATGGGAAAAGCCAGCGCAAGGTCAGTATACATTAAATACTACTAAGCCAAGTGTAGATTCGGCAATTGATGATCTTTTCGATATCTAATCAAATCCCCAACTTCGGTTGGGGTTTTTTAACTAAAAGTTTTGTATGGCAAAATCAGTTACAGGCGCTGTGTCTAGCGCAATCAAAGACATTTCAAGTTTAGAAAAATTTAAAAAAGGCAAAAACCTTTCAACTAGCGTAGTATTTAAAGAGCAAAGGTGGATTCCACTTTCTCAAGCATTTCAAGAAACACTACAAATCCCAGGTATTCCAGTTGGTCATATTACTCTTTTAAGAGGACATTCTGATACAGGCAAAACTACGGCACTTCTTGAAGCAGCAGTTAGTGCACAAAAAATGGGTATTCTTCCTGTATTCATTATTACAGAAATGAAATGGGATTGGAGTCATGCTAAAGAAATGGGATTTGAATATGAAGAAGTAGCAGATCCAAATACTGGTGAAGTTATTGACTATAAAGGATTCTTCTTATATATTGATCGTGAGAAGCTAGAGTCTATTGAAGATGTATCCGCATTTATTGCAGATATTCTTGATGAGCAAAAAAGAGGAACTCTACCTCATGATATTTGTTTCTTCTGGGATTCTGTAGGATCTATTCCTTGTAGAATGAGTGTTGAAAAATCAACAAATAATAATGAGTGGAATGCAGGAGCAATGTCTCAACAATTTGGTAACTTTATTAACCAAAGAATTGTATTGTCTCGTAAAGCATCACAACCGTATACTAATACACTTGTAGCAATTAATAAAGTTTGGGTAGCAAAACCTGATTCACCAATGGGCCAACCCACACTTAATAACAAAGGTGGTAACACAATGTATTTTGACTCATCACTAGTAGTTACATTTGGTAACATTGCTAGAGCAGGTACAAATAAAATTAAAGCTACAAAAAATGGTAAGGAAGTAGAATTTGCTAAGAGAACTAGAATTAGCTGTGATAAAAATCACGTTACTGGAGTAACCGCAGTTAACAAAGTTATCATGACAGTTCACGGATTTATTAAAGATGATAAAAAGGAGCTTGATGAATACAAGAAAAAGTATTCTGATCAATGGACAAAAGTTCTTGGATCAAGTACATTTGATGTTGTAGAAGAAGAAACAGCGCTATCTCCTGACATTTTTGACACAGAAGATTAATGAATAAAGAATATCAAAAAATATTCGACTCTCTCAAATCAGAGAAAGACGAAGCATCACTCAATAGTAGAGTTCTACTTATTGATGGATTAAATACTTTTCTAAGAGCATTTACTGCAATTGGTTGGGTTAATAAAGATCTATCTCATATAGGAGGTTTAACCGGTTTTTTACGTTCTTTAGGGTACGTAATTAAATTGGTTAGACCGACTAGAGTGATTGTTGTGTTTGATGGTCAAGGATCATCTACTAACAAAAGATATATCTATCCAGAATATAAAGCAAATAGAGGTCTTAATAGAGTTACTAATTGGGATTCATTTGATTCACAACAAGACGAATCAGAAGCTATTACACATCAGATTGTTAGATTAATATATTACCTAAAAACACTTCCTGTTGATCTTATATCTATAGATAAAATTGAAGCAGATGATGTAATAGGTTATATAACGGGTCAATTAGATGGTGAAATAACTATTATGTCTAGTGATAAAGATTATTTACAATTAGTATCAGATAAAATAACAATCTACTCTCCTACAAAAAAAAGATTTTATGATGAAGATCTTGTCTTAACAGAATTTGGAGTTACACCTAAAAACTTTTTAACGCAAAAAATATTATTAGGTGATTCTGGAGATAATGTTCCTGGAGTAAAAGGTTTAGGAGCTAAGACTATGTTAAAACACTTCCCTGAACTAGGATCAGATAAACAAATTACTCTAGATGATATATTACAAAAATGTGAAGGTAAACATAAAATACTAGAATCTATTAAGAACTATGAATTTCAACTTAGAATAAATAAAAAGTTGATGGACTTAAAAGATCCTAATATTCCTGAAGAAGCATTAGAAGAAATAAATAGTGTTTTACTAGATCCAAAAAAGATATATGATTCACAGGAATTCTTAAATTTGTATCATGAAGATCAATTAGGGAATTCAATATCTAATGTTCAATCATGGTTGTTTAATCATTTTCACGATCTACAAAAATATAAATAAGTTATGTCGGCATTAAATCAGTTACAACAGTACGGTATTAGTTTTCAAATAAAAGTATTATCAAGTTTGTTAAAACATAAAGAGTTTCTACAAAACATACACGATATACTTGACACAGAAATGTTTGATAATCCAGCACATAAATGGATTGTTGGTGAAATATTAAGATATTACTACAAATATCATACTACTCCATCAACTGATGCTCTACAAGTTGAAGTAAGAAAGATTGAGAATGAAGTATTAAAAATCAGTGTAGTAGAACAATTAAAAGAAGCTTTAAAAAGTTCTAATGAAGATAGAGACTATGTAGAACAAGAATTCAGTAGCTTCTGTAAAAATCAACAAATTAAAAAAGCTATCTTAAGTTCCGTATCTTTACTTGAAAAAGGTCAATACGACGATATCAAATACATGATAGATCAGGCTTTAAAAGCAGGTCAAGAAAAGTCTATTGGACATGAATATGAAAAAGATATTGAAACAAGATATCGTGAAGAAGAAAGAGCTCCAATGCCAACATTCTGGCCGCACATTAACGAGTTGCTAATGGGAGGTTTAGGTGTAGGTGATCTAGGCATTATATTTGGTAATCCTGGTGGAGGTAAATCGTGGATGCTTGTTAATATAGGAGCTGAAGCAGTTAAGAGAGGATATACTGTTTGTCACTATACATTAGAACTATCTGAGTACTATGTAGGTAAACGTTACGATGCGTTATTTACAGGCATTGATGTACAAAATGTTCAAAAAAATAGACAAACTATTGAAGAAACTGTTAATAAGATTAAAGGTAAACTTATTATCAAAGAATTTCCTATGGGAAAAGCTACTACACATTCAATAGAATCTCACATCCAGAAATGCAGAGATCTAGGATATCCTCCAGATTTAGTTATTATTGACTATGTTGACTTGTTAAAAAGCAAAACTAAATCAATAGATCCTAAAGATGCAATTGATGATGTATATACTGCTACAAAAGGTATGGCAAGAGAACTTAAAGTACCTATTTGGACCGTATCTCAAGTTAATCGTGCTGGAGCTAAAGATGATGTAATTGAAGGAGACAAGGCAGCAGGATCATATAATAAAATGATGATTGCAGATTTTGCTATGTCCTTATCTAGAAAAAGACAAGATAAGGTAAATGGAACAGGCCGTATTCATATTATGAAGAATCGTTATGGTATGGATGGTATGACTTATGCGGCCAAGATAAGTACTAATAATGGGTATATAGAGATCAACCCAGATAGTATGGATGATGATGAGCTAAATTTTGAAACTTCTACTCCGGCAACAGGATCTAATAAATCTTTTAGCTCTGGATTAGATAAAGATGAGAAGGCTTATTTAGCAGGTAAATTTTTTGAGCTGGGACTATAAATTAACTCCAAAAGGTTATATTTATTAGAGAAAATACAACATTATGAATTTTTTAATTAATTTATTTAATAGGGCTATTAAAGGTGATAATTTTAGACTTGGCCAACCACCTACTAAGTATAATGATAAAATAGCTCAATTAAATGCTGTTAATCCTAATCAGGCTAGTAAAATAAATACTAACACGATTAATAAAATTCAGAAGACAAAATCTGCAGCATCTCAAAGTACCAATCAAGGTACAACCCTTCCAGGAACTAAGTAATTAGTCCAAAACACAACAGATCTTAAATTAATCAGGTTATGACTAGACTAGAAGGAAATAAAACCTTCTAGAGGCTAAACTATTTTTTAAACTTTTATAAAACAAAACTAAAATGGACATCACGCAACAAATTCTATCAGAGATTACAGTATACAACAAATATGCAAAATATCTACCAGAATTTAAAAGACGTGAAACGTGGAACGAAATAGTTACGAGAAATAAAGAAATGCACCAACAAAAATTTCCTTTATTATATAACGAAATTGAAAACGTTTACAAACTTGTATATGATAAAAAAATTCTTCCATCAATGCGTTCGATGCAGTTTGCAGGTAAGCCCATTGAAATTAATAATGCTCGTATATTTAACTGCTCTTTTGCTCCTATTGATGATTGGCGTGTATTTTCAGAAGTAATGTTCCTTCTTTTAGGAGGTTGTGGAGTTGGATATTCAGTTCAACATCATCATGTAGATCAACTCCCTGAAATTATTAAACCAATTAAAGAAAAACGTTTTTTAGTTGGAGATTCTATTGAAGGTTGGGCAGACGCAGTTAAGATATTAATGAAATCTTATCTTGTAGGTGGACCTAGACCTAAATTTGATTTTCGTGACATTAGACCAAAAGGAGCAATGTTAATTACAGCAGGTGGTAAAGCTCCTGGTCCTGAACCTTTAAAAGAGTGTTTATTCCAGATACAAAAAATTCTTGATCGTAAAGAGACTGGAGATAAGTTAAAGCCAATAGAATGCCATGATATTATTTGTTATATTGCAGATGCGGTATTGTCTGGTGGAATTCGTCGTGCGGCTTTGATTAGTTTATTCTCTTTTAATGATGAAGAGATGCTTACATCTAAGTTTGGCAGTTGGTGGGAACAAAATCCTCAAAGAGGTCGTGCTAATAACTCAGCAGTTATACTTCGCGACCGTATTCAAAAAGAAGAATTTATGGATCTTTGGAAAAAGATTGAATTATCTAATGCAGGTGAACCTGGATTTTTCTTAACTAATGATAAAGATTGGGGAACTAATCCATGCGCTGAAATTGCACTTAGACCATTCCAATTCTGTAATTTATGTGAAGTTAATGTATCTAATCTTGAGTCTCAAGAAGATTTAAATGAAAGAGCTAAAGCTGCTGCATTTATTGGTACTCTTCAAGCTTCATATACAGACTTTCATTATCTTCGTGATGTTTGGAAAAGAACAACAGAAAAAGATGCATTAATTGGTATTGGTATGACTGGTATCGCATCAGGTGCAGTGTTAAAATTAAACATGAAAGAAGCTGCTCAAATAGTAAAAGAAGAAAACGAAAGAATTGCAAAAGTTATAGGAGTTAATAAAGCTGCAAGATGCACAACAGTTAAACCTTCAGGAACAACATCAATGGTTCTTGGTACATCATCTGGTGTACACGCTTGGCATGATAATTTCTATATTCGTAGAATGAGACTTGGTAAGAATGAAGCTCTTTATACATACCTTTTAATTAATCATCCAGAATTAGTAGAAGATGAATACTTTAAACCACAATCTCAAGCTGTAGTATCAGTTCCACAAAAATCGCCTGAAGGAGCAATTACTAGATCTGAATCAGCAGTTGATTTACTTCATAGACTTGAAAAACTACATAAAGAATGGATTAAGCCAGGACATAGAACAGGACGTAACACACATAATGTTTCAGTAACTATTTCTCTTAAACCAGAAGAATGGCCGGAAGTTGGTGAATGGGCATGGGCAAATAGAAATAACTATACAGCTTTATCTTGTCTTCCTTATGACAATGGATCATATGTTCAAGCTCCTTTTGAAACTATTACTGAAGAAAGATTTAACGAAATTGTTGGTAAGCTTCATGAAGTTGATCTTAGTAAGGTAATTGAAATTGAAGATAATACAGATCAAAAAGGTGAATTAGCTTGTGCAGGAGGTGCTTGTGAGATTCTATAATATTTATTGATAGTGATATTTATTATTATAGGTAAAAATGGCTAAAAAAGAAACAAGTATAGATGTTAAAGGATACGAAAGTACTTTTTTAGTCCAAAAAACCTCTAGATATCAAGCTGAAGTAACAGGATCTGGATATTATACTTCTATGAAACATTTGAAAAGCTCTCCGCCTTTTCAAAATAGATTTATATCAAGTTTTAATAGCCAGGTAAATCCTAACATATTACCAAGAGTAAATCCTCAGGCAATTGAAACATTCTATCTGTTATCGGAATCAGATGATGCTTTATTTACTGAAGATAATAATAATTTAATAATAGAATAATGGCAAACGTAAAAATAAGTCAATTACCTGAAGTAACTTCATTAGGAAATTTAGATGTAATACCTTCAGTAGCAAGTTCAATAACTTCACAAATTACTGTTGCTGATTTAGCTAAATCACTAAATAGAGTTACTTCATCTATAAGTGCGTCATATTCAGTTAGTGCTTCTCATGTTATTAATGCTTCACCAGCATTTCCATATGTTGGTACTGCTAGAATTACAGGCTCTTTAATATTAAGTGGAAGTTATGTTCACGGACCAGATAATACTGTTAGTCCAAGTATAAATAATGCTTTTGTTCAAGGAACCTCAAATCAAGTTAGTGAACAATATGGCTTTGTTCAAGGCCAAGAAAATATTGTATCAGGTTTAGGTGGTCATGCAGAAGGATTTAGAACTAATGCTACTGCTCAATATTTTTCTCATGCAGAAGGTCTTAGTACAACTGCAGCTGGAAACTATTCCCATGCTGAAGGATCTTTAACTAGTACAGGTATTAATGCAGGCGCTGCTCATGCCGAAGGAAATTCAACACAAGCAGATGCTCAGTATTCTCATACAGAGGGATATGGAACGCAAACTACAAGTACTGCAGAAGCTTCTCATGCAGAAGGATATTATACAATAGCTAGAGGAAAATATCAACACGTTCAGGGTCAATATAATCTAACTTCTTCTGTAGAATCAGCTTTTATAGTAGGTAACGGCACTTCTGATTTTAGTAGAAGTAATCTTATTTTTACATCAGCATCCGTAATGCAAATAACAGGATCAGTATTAACTACTGGTAGTTTAATTTCTACAGGATCAATACAAACAAATAGAAGTGTTTATGCAGATGTAGCACATTATGCGAATTCTTTTCAGCCTTATAATGGAGGATATGGAAAATTACCATTAAATCCAGTAAACCCAAATGTAACCGCGTCTGCTGCAATTTCATGGTGGGCAAGTAATCAAGGAGCAAGTGTAGCGTCTTTTGGACCTGGTGCTATTGATGTTGTTTATTATTGTGATCAGAATCTTGGCCAAATAGGATTATATAATACAAGCAATTTTCAAAATTGGGCTGGTTCTATAAAATTTATAAATAATAATTTAACTACTGATATAACAAATGGCAAAGTACCTTATCATGTATTAATTACCGATAATGCAACTTTAACAGACAACAACGCTACTATATTTAATTTAGAAGCAAATAATAGACGACATGTACTTGGAGTAACAGGAAGTTTTTTAGCCTCAGACGGTGCTAGTATAGGTACTAATATTAGAAATCAACATTTTATAACAGGATCTGTATTATCTACTGGATCATTTGCTCAAAATGGACACATGGTATTAACTCAAGTATCTAGAAGTCTTAATTTTGCTGATGATGCAGCTGCAGCAACCGGTGGTGTACCTTTAGGAGGTTTATATAGAAATGGAAATGCTATTCAAATAAGATTAGTTTAATCTTAATAATTTTAATATAATGAAAAATAAAGTGGAAGAAAAAATCCACTATTATTTAGAAAACGGTAAAGTAGTTTTTACTGAATTATTCCATTTACAAAGGGGATCTTGTTGTGGTTCAAAGTGTAGACATTGCCCGTATGACCCAAAACATATAAAAGGCACTACAAAGAAAAAAGATAGAAGTTCAGAAGAAGATTTTATATTTGATAAAACATATACATGACGGTTACGATAACTTCAGAATACTTATATTTGACTGTTACTTTAATTCTAATGCTTATTCAAGTAATTCAGTGGAGAAAAATGGCTAAACTTAAAAAAGAGTTAGAAGATGTTTGGTCACAAATTGGTATATTAGCTATGTCTGCTGGAGGCATGTTAGATAAAATAAAAAAAGATCTAGATGGAAAACAAGATAAATGAGGAATCAAAAGGCTTAGGTGATACTATTGCTAAAGTTACTCACGTCCTTAAACTAGATGTGTTAGCAGAGAAAGTAGCTCATGCTATGGGTGAAGAAGATTGTGGATGCAATAGACGTAGAGAAAAACTAAACGAATTGTTTCCCTATAAAAAGAAAGACGAAAACCAACAATAAATAGTTATGAATAAAAGTTATGTTACAGTTGATTCGATAGATAAACTTAAAGATCTTATCGAACATATAAAGTCGTGTGAAATAATTGCATTTGATACTGAAACCAATAGTCTTAATCCTCGTAAAGGTAAGATCATTGGTTTTTCTGTCTCTGGTGAAGTTGGTAAAGGATACTATATGCCAACTATGATATTTAAAGATGATGAGCTTCAAGATGCTGTTATTGAAGGTAAACTAGCACATGATCTTGCAAAGAAAACAATCTCTTTACTTGTTGGTAAAAAACTAATCATGCATAATGCATCATTTGACGTTAAATTCGTTAAGTGTTTTTATGACGTAGATTTATTATCAAGTCTTTATGTAGATACGATGCTTCTTGTTCATACTGTAAAAGAAGAGGGCGCTGGCTTTATGGGAGGTTCTGCATTTGGTCTTAAAGACATTGCTAAGATGATTCAAAAAGATATTGGTCTAGATGTAGAAAAAGCTGCAAATGAAGAGCAACTCGCTCTTAAAGAATCAATAAAAAGAAATGGTGGTCAGATAACACGAGAGAACTATGAGATATGGAAAGCAGATCTTGAGTTACTTTCAGAATATGCATCAGCAGATACTGACTTAACACTTAGAGTTTATAATTATTTTATCAAAACATTAAAAGATGAGAACCTTGAAAAGTTCTTCTTTGAAGATGAAGTAATGCCTCTTTATAAAGAGGTTACTATTCCTATGGAACAAGTTGGTATTAAACTTGATATGGAATTGATAAAATCTAGCCGTGCTAAAATTATAGAAAAGCTACAAGAATATGCAGATTTAGTAACAAAAGAATTACTTAAGAATCCTAATGTTAGAGCCTGGGTAGTATATAAAGCTCAAGATGCATATCCACCAAATAACAAAGGTACATTTGCTCAAGAGCTAGTCAAAGAAATGAAGTTTGATCTAGAACAATCTGCTAAGACTGGTAAATATACCGTAACTAAGTCTGCATTGATGAGACTTCCTGAATGTTCTGCTAAACACTTTCTACTTCATGGAGATGCTGCTGTATTAGATCGTGATGTTAGTATGAAAATTAGTATGAAGTTATGGAGAGAAGATAACGACGGTGCTTATTTCAATATCCAGTCTAAAGATCAACTTGGTGAAATTGCTTTTGGTGTATTAGGTATTAAACCTTTATCTACTACAAAAACAGGTAAACCCCAATTTGATGATGATACTGTTCAATCAATAGCAGGCAAATACGAGTGGGCAAAAAACTTACGTATCTATAATAGACTACTTAAGATCAAGAGTACTTATATGGATCGATTCTTAGATGCTCAAGAAGATGGTAGATACTACTTTTATTATAAACAACATGGTACAGTATCAGGACGTTATGGTTCTGATGCACAACAGCTTCCTAGACCTAAAGAAGAAGGTGATGATGAACCAATTGTAATTGAGTATAATAACTTGATTCGAGCATTCTTTATTCACGATGAAGGAAATATATTTGTAGACTGCGACTATGAATCACTCGAACCTCACACATTTGCTCACGTATCTGGCGATGAAGGACTAAAAGATATTTTTAGAAATAACTGGGACTTCTATTCTACTATTGCAATTAAAACAGAAAAGTTGAATCAGTATTCACCAGATAAAAAAGCTCCTAACTTTCTTCGTAAGCTTGAACCTAAGTTGAGAAACAAAGCAAAAGCTTATGCTTTAGGTATTCCTTATGGTATGGGAGCTTATGCACTTGGAATGACTCTTGGTATTCCTACTAAAGAAGCTAAGAAGCTTGTTGATGGATACTTAAACGGGTTTCCTGAACTTAAGAATTGGATGGAAAGATCTAAAAAGCAAGCTAAGGAAAAAGGATACGTTAGTACTCAAGTTGGTCGTATTCGACATCTCCCTAAAGTAAAAGCTATTTACGATAAGATTGGTGATGACTTACTTGATTGGAATATCAAAAAAGAAATGGAAAGACAATACGGCGTAGATCAAATTAAGAACCTTAGTAGAGACTATATTAATGGACTAAATAACTCTTGTAACGTACAGATCCAAGGTCTTGCTGCATCAATAGTTAACCGTGCAGCATTGGCTATCAATAGAAAGTTCATAGAACTAGGTATACGCGGCTGGGTATGCGCTCAGATCCATGACCAGTTAGTTATTGAGGTAGAACACGCCAGATCAGAAGAAGCGGCCAGGATCGTCCAGGATTTAATGGAGAACACTACTAAACTTAGTATTGACTTAAAAGCTCCACCAGCATTAGCACACAATCTTCGTGATGGACACTAAATATTTATTAGTATGAAAAAGGCACTTATAATTTTATTTTTAGTATCTTTATCAAGTTGTTACATAACTGAACCAACAGGTTACATAGACTATAGACAAAGAAGAATGTATGATTGGGATCCAATCTATGTAGTACCAGGTTATATAGATCCTTTCTTTTATAGAAGAGAACCTCCGATTATAATTTATAGAGATAGACCTATTCCTAGACAACCTCAACAACCTAGGAGAAATACATTCGGACCAACTGCACCACCATCTGCTCCAAGAAGTCCTAAAACTGCACCGATAAGAGAGTTTCCTAAAAGGGATGAAAAGAAAGATAAGTAACTCTAAAGATTAATTTCTTTACTATTTTATATTTGTATATATTTATAATAAATGGCACTGTAGGTAGGCCAAGGTTATAAAATAAATAATTATTAACCGTTCACCGTAAGGGAACACAAAACAAAAAACATGGGAACATTTAGACCATTTGAGCTCGACCCATTTGATTTATTATGGCGAGACTTATTCGAAAACAATTCACGATTCTCTGCAATTACGCAGAAAGTAACACATCCAGTAGACATTTACGAAACACCTAGTGGCATTAAATTTGAAGTAGCCGCTGTAGGTCTTGATTCAAAAGATATCGATATTCAAATTGATAATGATCAACTTCGTATTAAGTACGAAAAGCCTCAAGTAGAAAGTGAAGAGGCTGTTATTTATAAAGGCATCAAGCGTTCTAGCTTTGATTTAACTTGGAAAATTAGTACTAAGTTTGATCTTTCTAAACTAGAAGCACAGTTAGATAAAGGCCTTCTTACTCTAGACATTCCAATTGCTGAAGGTAAAGCAGTAAGAAAAATTGAGATCTCAACTCCAAAAAAACAACTAAAATAAGTTATAAATAAAAGGCCTACCTACAACCAGTTATGTTTCAATTACACAGAAATTTCATTAACATTAATGGAGACTTGTTTGAGATCAAAAGAACTCTAAAAGAAGAGTTTATACAAGGTAAAAATCTTGACGATTTTAAAACATGGTTTGGAGTAGATGCAGTCTTTAAAAAAGATGCCTTACTCTATTTTTGTATTAAAGTAGATGAATTAGAAATATTAAATTAGCAATATGAATAAAATAACCCCACTAAATGGCTATATAGTATTAAAGCCAATCGAAACAGAAGAAGAAACATTCGGTAACATTATTATTCCAGATCTTGGTAAAGAAAGACCTGAGATGGGAAAAGTAGTGGCAACATCTAATGTTTATAATTACAACACAGATAAACTAGTTATCTCTACTCTTGAAGAAGGAGAAGTAGTATTAATCCCTAAACTTGGTTCTCAAAGAATTGTATTTGAAGGACAAGACTATTTCATTTGTAAAGAATCAGATATTTTAGGAGTTATCGAATAAATTAAAAAAGACTATGAGTACAACAAAAAACGTTTTTGGAACAGAGCTTAAAGAAAAGTTACTTTCCGGTATAGAAAAGTTAAACCAATCAGTATCATCAACATTAGGTCCTGGTGGTCGCACAGTATTAATTCGTGAACAAAATGGCGAAGTTAAAGTTACAAAAGATGGTGTAACAGTAGCTAAAGCATTTCACAAGCTTGAAGATGATATTGAAGATCTTGGTGCACAACTTGTTAAACAAGTTAGTATTAAATCTGCAAATGAAGCGGGTGATGGTACAACAACATCTACACTTCTTGCTACTGAAATGATTAAGCAAGGTCTTAAAGAAATTCGTCAAGGTGTCAATGCTGTTGAGATTAAGAATGAGATTGACAATATTGTTAATGAAGTAGTAAAAGAAATTAAAGAATTAGCAACAGAAATTTCTTCAGAAGAACAAATCAAACAAGTTGCAACTATCTCAGGTAATAATGATCCTGAAGTTGGTAATTTAATTGCTGAAGCACTTGATAAAGTAGGTCGCGAAGGTGTAGTAACTATTGAAGAATCTAAGACTGGTGAAACTACATTAGAGATTGTTGAAGGTATGCAATTTGATCGTGGTTACAAATCACCTTACTTTGTAACTAACAATGTAACAATGCAATCTGTACTTGATAATCCATATATTCTTTTGTATGATGGACGCATCTCAACTGCACAAGAGTTATTGCAAGTATTAACTAAAGCAAATTCAGAGAATAGACCTTTGTTAATTATTGCTGAAGATATTGGTGATGAAGCTCTTGCTACATTGATTGTGAATAAAATGCGTGGTATTGTACAAGTTTGCGCAGTTAAAGCACCAGACTTTGGTGAGCGTAAAACATTAATCTTAGAAGATATTGCTATCTTGACAGGTGGACAAGTTATTTCTAAAGATAAAGGTTTGAAGCTTGATAAATTATCTACACAACAACTTGCTCAATATCTTGGTACAACAAGACTTGTAACTGTATCTAAAGAAGAGACTACTATCATTGATGGTAAAGGTAATGAAAGAGCGATTGAAGTTAGAGCAGAAGAAATAAAAGAGCAAATTGAAAAAGCTACATCATTCTACGAAAAAGAAAAGTTGCAAGAAAGACTTGGTAAGTTGATTGGTGGTGTTGCAATTATTTCTGTAGGTGGTAATAGTGATATTGAGATTAGAGAAAAGAAAGATCGTGTAGAAGATGCATTATTTGCAACTAAAGCAGCTCTTGCTGACGGTATCGTACCTGGTGGTGGTGCAACACTTTATAGAGTAGCACTTAATCATAGAGCAGAAAGCAATAGCAATGTAGCAATCGCTAGAGATATTGTTCGCAATGCTTTACAAGCACCATTTATTAAGATTTTATCTAATGCAGGTGTAGAAGATTGGTGGAATTATATTCCAAGCGAATTAGTTAATAACAAAATTTATGATGCGAAGAATCATAAAATGGTAGATGCATTTGAATCAGGCATCATTGATCCAGCTAAAGTTGTTATTACTGCTCTTAAGAATGCAACATCAGTAGCAGGAACTATTTTAACAACTGAGTCTGTTGTATTTGAAAAGAAAGAAAAGAATGACAAGTCAGATCCTATGATGGACATGACTATGGGAATGTAATATTTAAAAAACAATAAGTTATGAAAGCAGCCGTAGTAGGTATGCTCAATAATATCGGTAGTAGCCAAAGCCATCACGGCGGCGGCTATTATCATGTTATGTTGAACATACTAAAATCAGAACACCCAGGAGATTTAGATGTTAATCCAGACCCTTTAACATGGAATGAATATGAAAGACTATACATTCTAGAAGGAGTTAACTATCAAGAAAACGTATTCAATTTTATTGGAGGACCACAACCTGAACACAAAGCTAAGCTTGAAGCTATGGCTAATTACAAAGGTCTAGCTATTGCAGTTAATGTTCCTATTGATCTTAATGTATTCAATAAGAGGTTTAATATTGATCATCAATTTACTGCAATTAACTGTATTGATTTTGCTAGACTACATGCAAATAATACAAAGAAATTAGTAAGAGGTGATTCTCATTCGCTTAGTGCGTGGAAACCTGGTTTTGGTCTTGATAGAACAGATGGTAAAACTTTGTTTGGATTCTTAAAAGATGCCGACTCTTTAATTGAAGAGTGGAATCAAAAATATGACGAAGTAGTTCTTTACTTTGGTAATATTGATATTCGTTTTCACTTAATGAGGCAAGATAATCCTGCTGAAGCAGTCGGAGATCTTATTAGACGTTATGTAGAGTTTGCTAAGAAACTAAATAACGCTACTCTAGTTAATTTATTACCAGTTGAACATGAAAGTCGTAAATTACCTGGTACAGGTTTATATCTAAAACAAGCTTATTTTGGCACAAGACAAGAAAGAACAAGGTTGGTAGATACAGCAAATAGGATCATGAATAATTCAGGACTTAAAACACTTCAATGGCCAAATGAATGGATTGATGAAGATGGTATGAAAATGTTTGAATACATGGAACCTAAACAATCAGTACATTTGAAGCCTAAATATTATATGTTTGCAAACGAATTTGTAAAATAATGCAAAAATTTATTATCAACGAAAAGTTACTTGACGCATTAGATGAATACGATAAACGTAGTTTATTAATGCAACAACACGGCAGTCTTAAGCTTCCTTATGATGGAGACTTACTTGCAGATGTTAATGACGATTTAATTTATCATGTACCTATTTATGATACCGCTCATCGTAGATTTGCAGCATTCTGTGCTTTTACTGAAGCAGTATGGTATAAAGAAAAAGACTTAAGAGGAATGGGCAATCACTTTACACATCATGATATAAAAGATGAGTTTGATTGGTTTATGTTGTTCTATTTATTTAGACTAAGTGGTTCTGGTATTAATTACGTACCTAGATATAAAACAGATCATATCAAGGACATCCTGGGTACGCATGGTTTCGGTAATTTCTGGATCGTAGATTCTATATTAAAAGAAAGATACACATGGCCAGAATGGAAAGAAGACCTTAGAAACCGCATCACACCTTTTACAGATAATAAAGGATACTTACTTCCACAATTTACTTTTGAAGGTGAGACTAGAGGACACTTAAGACGATTTATTCTTGAACATTCAGAAGGTTTAGTTAGACATATTTATGAAGCTGTTACTACTAAAAGATTAGATATCTATCAAGTAACAGATATTGGTAATGAATATCTTAATAGTGTTGGATTTAAGAAACAAAACTTTGTATTGACTGCATTTGCTGCTGACTTAGGTGAATATTTTCCTAATATGGTAAATCCTAAAGGTTGGGTATATGCAGGAACAAATGCTATTCGTTGTATTAAAGCTATTTTTCCTAAAGTTAGTCCTAAAGTAAAAGAGTTTGAGTATATTAATGAAGTACTACAATTCTTATCTAATAGATATAATTTAAATCCGATTGATTGTGAAGATAGTAGAGCTTGCGACGTAGTTCGTTATTTCCAAGAATATCAATCTGAAGATCATATTATTAAAAATAATGGTCGTAGGATGTATAATAATTCTATTCTTAAACAAACATGGGGTCATGATAAGTATTATGACTTTGCAACCAAACTAAAATAGTTATGTTCATAAATAAATCAACTGATCAATCAAATTTAGACATGGCAGATGGTAGAGACTTAAACTACTATCTTGAAATGACTAAAGACTATAAGCCCGATTTTGATTTTTCAATAAAACAAATAGACGGTTATAATGTAATTGATGATGGAGAATTTCAATATGGAAGTAAAGCAAAGATGGGTGACTTTATGATCAGTCAAGTAAAAGAAGACACTTTAGTTTATGTTGCACCAAGAACAGGCTACGCTCCATATTCACTTACGTATCTTGCAAAGAAGTACAATAAAAAACTTGTACTACTTATGCCAGCATCTAAAGAAGCTTCTGAACATCAACTACGAGTTATTGAAGATGGGGCTACACCAATATTCTTAAAGACTCCTGCAATGCCAACTATAAATGGTTGGGCAAAAGAGTTTGCACAAAAAATTGGCGCAAAGTATTTACCATTTGGTCTTAAGCATGAACAAGTTGTAGCAGGTGGAGTTAAGATATTTCATGAAGCATTTAAAGATAAAAACATAGATGAACTATGGACAGTATTTTCAACAGGAGTTTTATCTAGAACACTTCAGATTGCACTTCCTAATACTAAATTTAATGCAGTAGCAGTTGCAAGAAATGTGCAACCAGGTGAATTAGGTAGGGCTAAATTCTATGCATACCATAAAGAGTTTCTTAAAGATTGTGATATTGATACTCCATTTGATTGTATCAAAACCTATGATGCAAAAGGTTGGGACTATATGAAACGTTATGGTCACTCTGGAAATTGGTTCTGGAATGTTGCAAGAAATATGCCTAAACCTACAATCAAGCCAAGTGATGTAGACTCTCAAAGAGAGTGGGGTGATAAGTCTGATATTATTAAGTACTTAGGAGAATAGTTTTACCATTTATCAATTCTGTTTTATATTTATTCCATGAATATACTAGAACAAGCAAATGAGATCATCTACAAGAGATCTGAAGAAAAAGCCCGTCAATATGGGCCAATGCAAGAAGGTATGCAAGAGGCAGCCAAGATTGCATCATTATTAAGTCGTAAAGAACTAACTGCAGTCGATATGTACAATTGTATGATTGCACTAAAGTTATCAAGACAAGCTTATAACCATAAAGAAGACAATTTATTAGATTGTGTTGCGTATATTGCTTCACTAAATGATTATCAAAACAATGTTCAAAATGAAGATACAAAAGTTACGAAACGTAAAGACCCCAAATAGGGGCACAGAAGCATCAGCAGGAATTGATTTTTATGTACCTGAGGATTTTGAAACCACAATACTAAAGCCAGGTGAATCAGTATTGATCCCATCAGGTGTTAGAGTGCAAGTTCCTAGAGGCTATGCTCTAGTAGCATTCAATAAATCAGGTGTAGCTGTTAAGCAAGGACTATCAGTAGGTGCTTGCGTAGTAGATGAAGATTATGAAGGAGAAATTCATCTCCACATGATCAATACATCTGATAAAGATCAAACTATTGTTACAGGACAAAAATTAGTTCAATTCGTTTTAATTCCAGTTGGTTACCTAGATATATTAGAAGTTGATGAATTACCAAACAGAAACACACAAAGAGGTTCAGGTGGATTCGGTTCTACAGGACTTTAAGCAAAAAATACTAAACAGAGTATTTATTAACATAGCTAAGGAAACTTCTACTCTGTCACACTGCGTTCGATCAAAAGTCGGCGCAGTTTTAGTTAAAGATGGCAATATAATATCATTTGGATATAATGGCACTCCTGCAGGTATGGACAATACTTGTGAGAAAGATGATGTCACTCTGCCCCATGTTATCCATGCAGAAGTTAATGCTATTCTTAAAGCGGCAAAAACAGGTAACTCTGTAGATGGTTCCACTTTGTACTTAACACTTAGTCCCTGTTTAGACTGCTCTAAACTTATTTTGCAATCAGGAATAAAAAAAGTTGTATATTTGAATGTATATCGAAATACTCAAGGTATAGACTTTTTATCACAATTTATAGAAGTAGAACAATATGGACAATAAAATCTATTCGACCCCTACTAGTGCATTTGAAAACTTATTTCATTATATCGTAGATACAGGTGAAGACTTTGCTAATACTAAAGCAAAGTTTAATGTTTCTTTTACAGTCGATAATCCAGCAGATAAAGTAATTACAACTCCTAGACGTAAGTTTAACCAAGATTATGCAGAATATGAATGGGAATGGTATGTTAAAGGAGATAGAGACGCTAAACAAATTGCAGAACGTGCTAAGATATGGAATCAAATGATGATACCATATACTACAGAAGTAAACTCTAACTATGGATACTTCTGGAATTATAATGAACAACTTAACAAAGTTATTAGCGAACTAAAAAGAAATAAAGAAACACGTCGAGCAATTGTTGTACATTACATTCTACACGAAATAGATAGATACAAATATGATACACCTTGTAATGATGTACTTAATTTCTATATCAAAGACGATAAATTACATCTCACAGTCTTTGCTAGATCCATTGATCTTGTGTTTGGTTTCTGTAACGACCAATACACATTTGCTAAACTAATGGAATATGTATCTCTTAAAACAGGATACGAAATAGGCCAGATGCATTGGTTTATTACAAATCTTCACGTTTATCCTAGGCATTACGACATGTTTAACTAAATAAAAAAATAAAGGTTATGATATTTGAAACTAAAATGGCAAGAGAGCATATTGAAGAAAGGCTTTCTCAATTATCAAGAAAAACTTACAATCAATTTGTTTGGTGGAGACGCTATCAACAAAGGCAGACTCTGCATCCTTATCGTACACTCTACGAAAAGATACTTAATGGTGATTATGAAACTTCTGACTACTACTATCAGGCAGAACATGAAAACTATTTACTTGAAGATGCAGTTCAGCATTTAAAGACTTATGAAGAGAAATTAGACAAGATAAGTTTATTTAGAGCCAGATACAAAAAGCTTCATGAAGACTTCCTAAAAGAAGAAACAGAGATAATTAAAAACATGAAGAAAGACTTCAAAAAAGAATTTAGAGTGTCTGAAGAAGAGCTAGATTCTATCATGGAATCTTTTGATGGTACAACATTAGAGCTCTATGAATACATGAAAGAGTTAAAGGGAACGTTTACTCAAAACCTTAAGTCTATGCCAAAAGTAACTCTTTAAAAATATTTTTTTCTTTAATTTTATTGTTATATATTTATCAAAAGAAAGGTTATGGAAGTTAAAGCAAAAAATTCCTTTTTCCAAAGTCTGAAGAGGTTAACGTGGGAATCTAGTCTTATTTATAGGACTTATAATACCATAGTGAAACAACTTCCTGAGTTCTTTAAGAACGTATGGAGGTTTCGCCGTGAGTTGTGGTCTCATAGATGGTGGGATCATAGCTTTACTCTAATGATGCTGAGAAAGTCTGTAGAAATACAGGCTAATGGAATGGAAGCAAAAGGTTATGAAGTTAAAGAGTCCAGTGATAAGAAGATTGTTAAAATGAGAAGATTGTGCCAAATTATTGATAACATAGTTGATTCAAACTATATCATGATGGCAGAAGAAATTCACGGACAAATTAATTATAAACCACTCAGATTTATAGAAACAGGAAATGAAGACTTTTATATACTAGCTGATGATGACACTCCTGAAGAGAAAGATCATCAAAGAAAAGTATATAAAGAAGCGCATAGGCTAGAACAAAAAGAGTGGAAAGAGTTTTGTGAGATCATCCATGGAAAGAAGTATAAGGAATACAAAGATTGGGATGGATCAGATCTTAGAACCTGGTGGGACTAAAATAATATACTATGTTTATAATTTACGCAATCGCTTTTACCCTACTAGCAGCACTTGTATGGCTGTGGGTAGGAGGTATTGACTATATGAAGAAAAATCACCCTGATTATAAAGGAGAGGATTTTTTAGATGAAAGAGAAGCAGTAAACAGAGTAGCAGGCAGAGAAATGCCTGATGAAAATATCTACGACGAAATATATTAAACAATTAAATATGGTAAAGGTTTTAACTACAGCAGTCATAGTGGCTATGTCAATGCTATTTATTCAAGTTTATTTTACATCATCTTCACAAAAGCAATTAAAAGAAGTTCAATCAGTTTGTGATAGTTTACAAATTAGAGTACTACAAGCAGAAAATTTTGCTGATAGTATTAAAAGCGAATTATTCGTGTATGAAACTCAATTAAATCGCTACTATATTGCTCTTGAAATGTTAGAAGATGAAAATTACGCAGCAGCATCTGAATTTAATAAACGTCTATCAATGACTGAATAATGAATAATATTGATCGTCAATATAAAGAAATATTAGAACACATTTTACATTTTGGTATAGATAAAAAAGACCGTACAGGTACAGGTACTAAATCAATTTTTGGTTGGCAAATTAGGCACAATATGAAAGAAGGCTTTCCACTATTGACTACAAAGAAGATGGCGTGGAAATCTATAGTAACAGAATTATTATGGTTTTTAAGAGGTGATACAAATATCAAATTCTTATTAGATTACGATTGTCATATATGGGATGGCGATGCGTATAAAAATTATTGTGAATGGTATGATTCCTTGATAAACGCTGAACTTCCTCAAAAATACACAAAAGAAGAGTTCATCAACAAAATCAAAACGGATAATAAGTTTGCTAGTAAGTGGGGTGAATTAGGTCCAATCTATGGTGCGCAATGGAGAAATTGGTTAAATGTTCCAAATGAAATTAATAAAGGTGGTATAGATCAAATACAAAATTTAATCAATGAACTCAAAACAAATCCAGATAGTAGAAGATTATTAGTTAGTGCTTGGAATGTGAATGAGTTAGATCAAATGGTACTTCCACCTTGTCATTATGCATTTCAAGTTTATACTAGGGAGTTGAATGCAAAAGAAAGAACATTAGTAGGCAGTAATGGCAGTACAGGATTATATGATATGATTAAAGATGGTAATTATATAACAATTGATGCAGATGTCGAAATGCACAAAGTATGTGATAAAGTTGGAGTTCCTAAAAGAGCAATTTCATTAATGTGGAATCAACGCTCAGTAGATACATTTCTTGGTTTACCATTTAATATTGCTTCATATGCATTACTACTTGAAATTATTGCTAAAGAAGTAAATATGATACCTGATGAATTGATTGGTAATTTAGGCGATGTTCATTTGTATAATAACCATATTGAACAAGCTAAAGAGCAAATAACTAGAAGTCCTTATGAATTACCTAAAATGCAAATTACAGAAAGGAATTGGTATATGCATGAAGCAGTTAAAGAACATCTTGGAGAAAAAACATTTAGTGAAAAGATATTAAGTTACAGACCAGAGTGTTTTGAATTAATAGATTATCAATCACATCCAAAAATCAAAGCACCTCTAAGTAATTAGATATATTATCCAACTTGTGTTAATGTAGCTATTACTGATGGGATTGATGGAAAATTTCCTGAAGCCGGATCATAGGCTAAAATCATATTTGTATCAGCAGCTTGCCATATTATTTCTAGATAATCTCCAGCATTCATAGTATCAACATAATTCCATGCTGCAACAAGTCTACCACTACCACCTGCTTGCTTTGCTACATCAAGACTTGTATTAGAACGAGGTACATTAGATCCATTCTTTTTAAACCAAATGTACACAATATCTACTCCATTATTAGTCTTTTCTAATTGAGCAGAAAATTGTAGATTATATACTCCTTTATTAGCAACAGTAATTCTACTTCCACTTATTATAGAAACACCATTAGAATGTTCTGTAGTTTCTAATTGCATAGAACGAGATACATTACCTACTGGGTTTGTTTGAGACCCAGTAGAACAAAAAGCTCCGTAAAATCCAAAATTACCTTCCGATCCTGAAGTCCAAAATCCTCCAGAAACCGCAAGAGTAGATAAAGGAACAGCATCACTTCTATTTGATGAATTACCTAACCAAACATAATTTTGTTGTAGAGAAGCAGATAGTGCTCCGCTTACAAATAAACCAGTTGTGTCTATTGTTGCAGATAGTGTTCTATTAACTGCTCCATTAGCATAGGTATAAAATGCAGCTCTACTTCCCGCCCCAGATGTTGAATAATTTTCAGTAGCTTGAAATTCTAAACTTGTTGGAACTCCACCTACTATTGGAAAATAACTACTTGTTGAATATCCTAATCCAGAAAAACGAGCTAATACATCTCCTGATAAAGTTGGCGTTGGTAATGCTGCAGTTCCTCTAGCATGTCTACCTACAAAGATAGCACCAATAGAAGAACCAAATCCATCTACAGTTACTCTTGCCGCCTGTCCTTCATTTGAAGTAATATGCAACATACCACTTGGATTGATAACCGGTTGATATGCTCCAGATGCATTACCTATAATACTAAATGCACCAATATCTCCAGCAGGAATATTAGGTACTCTGATTTTTGTTCTTGCATCTTCGGAAATTTCAAATGGTATAAATGAACCACTTTTTAATTGTAAACCTGCGGCTTGAATTGTTATATTGCCATCCGCATTTGATATAGATGCTCTTCTACCCCCAGGAATATCACTTTCAATATTAATTGAACCAGATTGTAAATAGATTTCTCTAAATGGTTGGGTTAAAGATCCTAAGTTTGCTCCCTGAGGAGTTGCAGGAACTATATCTCCAGATAAAGTAATACCGCTAGAAGTTAAAGGAAGGTTTAAATTGAATATTCCTTGTCCTAAATTAGTAGCCGTAATTTGTTTAGTGATTCCACTTTGAATTATAGGTAGTATTTGATTAGCTGCGGCTAAAGATCCTGAAGGTAATCCTGATATCGGTAAATCTGGCATTATTTTATATTTCTGTTGTTATATATATTTTTGATCCGTCTTCTTGTAAAAGATAAAATAAATCTTCTTGTTGAAGAAATCCTTCAGTTATTATTTCATTTTGTTTACTGAAATTATTATTACCACCACCGCAAGCTCTTATCTGTTCAATGTCACAAAGATGTTGCCTATAAGCACTAACTTGTTCATTTAGAGATAATTTTCTAATACTATTTAGTTTTACAAAGTGTAGCCAAGGTATTTCTTCTACTAAGATCATATATAAATAAATATCAACTTAATATACTATTACTATAAAGATTTTTATTATACGATAATAAAATTTGTTTATATTTGTTATATGACATACAAACAAAGACGAGACTTCTTACTTAAAATAATGAGAAAGCAAACTGATCATTGGCTTAAGGAAGATCAATATGCAGATTGGGAAAAAAAGAATAAACCTAAACAAACTTATACTTTTAAACCTAAAAGGTATATTAGGACAAAAGATATTTATAATAAAGAATGTTTAGAGCATTATTATCCGCAGCGTTAGTTCTTTTTCTTAGTGGGTCATTAAAAGCACAAGATACAGTAAGATTAATTCACAAACACTATACTAGTGTATTTTCAAAATCATTAAAGTATCCTGTATTAGTTGAGTGGTGGGTAACAAAAGAAAAGGTATCATGTCTTAAATTAATACCAAGACAAGATAGATTCGCTCCAGACCCTTTTCTTTTTGGTTATACTGACTTAGCTAGTGATTATGTTGGATCAGGATATGATCGCGGCCACATGGCTCCAGCAGCCGATAATCAATGCTCAGGCCAAGATGCTATGATAGAATCATTTTATTTTTCTAACATGGCTCCACAATATGGACAATTAAATAGAGGAGATTGGAAGACTTTAGAAATGAAAACTAGAGAATTAGCAAAGTCTTTAGACTCAGTTAAAGTATGGACAGGATCAGTAGGTGAGAAAAGAAAAATAGGAAAAGTATCTGTTCCTGATAAATGTTGGAAAGTTATTTATATAAAGAGTAAAAAAGAATGGCAAGCTTATATATTTGAAAATGATCAGTCTAAAGCTGATGGAATAGAAAATAATAAAGTAGACTTAAAAGAAGTAGAGAAATTAACTAACTTTAAATTTAAAATAGATTAATATGCAAGTTTTGTATTTCACCGCCCCTTGGTGTGGACCGTGTAAAATGTTTAAACCAGTTGTAGAAACAGTATCAGGAGAATTAGGAGTTAACATAAACTATATTAATGTTGACTATGATGCTTCATTTGCAGAAAGGTATTCTGTAACATCAGTACCTACTTTGATCATACTAGATGGACAAGGACAAGTAGCCTACAGAAATTCAGGAGTTATGTCAAAAGATCAACTTTCTAGAGTTTTGACTCAATTTAGGTGATATTTATAACTGTTATGAAAAACAAAATAATAGAGTTTGCTTTAAAAAGTATAATTGTAGTTCAATTATCTGCCTTAGCACTAGGTGGAACTTTAGCAATCTTAGAATTTTTAGGAAGAAAAGATTTAGTAAATAAAATAGTTAATGCACTTTCTTAATTGTTTTGAAACTAGGTTGTAAATAAATTAAGTAAATTATTTATAAACTATGGATATAAACAAGTTAAAGGGTCACATCCCTGATGCTGTTATTACACAGCTACCGGACACAATTGCTAAATTTGAATTAAACACTCCACTTCGTCTAGCGCATTTTCTTGCTCAAGCAGGCCATGAATCAGGCGGCTTTAAAGCAGTTAATGAAAATTTAAACTACGGAGCAAAGGGTTTATTGGGTATATTCAAGAAATATTTCCCAACAGAAGAAAAAGCTAAATTATATGAGCGCAAGCCAGAAAAAATTGCTAACCTAGTTTACGGAGCTAGAATGGGTAATGGCCCTGAGGCTTCTGGTGAAGGTTGGAAATTTCGTGGTCGTGGCTATATTCAATTAACTGGAAAAGATAACTACAAAGCATTTGATGCAGTAGTTGCAGAATCAATTATAGACAATCCAGATTTAGTTGCTACTAAATATCCTTTATTGTCTGCTGCATGGTTTTTCCACAAAAATGGTCTTCATAAAATTGCAGATCAAGGTGCTACAGATGCTGTAGTTACTTCAGTTACCAAAAGAGTAAATGGTGGTACCATAGGTCTTGCTGACCGAATCAAGCATTTCAAAGAGTATTATAGCTTATTGAAGTAGTTTAGTTTCATAATGGTTGTACATTTATAATTTTAAACGTATAACAAGTGAGATCAAAACAATCTTTTTTTATCAAATTGTTTAAAGACAATAATGATATTAATGAAAAGTCTGTAGTAGGCTTTATGGCTTTCGTAATGATGGTGGCATTTGCATTAGCAGACATTATAACAGGTTATTTAGGTAAACCATTAGTAATTAATGATTTTATATTTGATGCATTCATGTGGTTAGTATTAGGATGCTTTGGTATAGCTTCAATTGATAAGTTCGTGAATAAAAAAGCTGGCGCTAAAGAAGAAGAGTCAGTAGAGGAGGTGTTGTAATGGCAAAGAAATCACCGAAACCAAGACCAATGAAGTCTAGAAGGAATGGCTTAAAAGATCGTAAATTAATTGATGAAAATATAAAGGTTATAAAAAGTATAGAAAACCATTTAAAAAACAATTAATGAAAAACGTAGTATCAAAACTCATTCCTTTAGTAGCTAAGTTAAAAGGTAAAAAGAAGCAGGTTATTATTTTATCTGTTGTAGCTATTGCTGCTGTAATATTTGCAGTTCAGAAAGGCTATATTAGTGAAGATGCAGTAAAGTTTGATCTTATCATTGATCAAATATCTGCAGCATTTCCTGATAGCACAGAAGTAGTTGACACAGTTGTTAATCAAATAGACACTACAGTAAATGTTGTTGATAGTTTAGCTCACTAAACCATTTAACGATTGAAGAACTTTTTATTGGGACTGTGCTTACTTTTGAGTGCAGTCTCTTTTTCTCAAGACACTAAGATTTATGTTGGAGACGTATCTAACAATATTAAGATAGGTGCTTTAGCAGGAAATAAAAATTTAGTTTTAGGTATAAAAAATATAGCAGAAGAAGCTATAATGGATAAAGGTTATTCTATAGTAGGAAAAAATGATTCTACTTATAAAATTAGTTTTGAAGTTGTTTATTTTGATGTTTTGCAAACTAGTGCTGGTGTTAGTGTGTTTCATAAAAATGACAACGAGACCATTATTAGAATTAAAGGAGTTTTAACCAAAAACGGAAAGAAAGTTAAGGAATACTTAGCAACAGGTAAATCTTCTGAAATTTCTACTTCTACGATGATAATAGATGAAGGAGGCGGTTTTAATCAAGCGTCAGCTCGTTCTGCCCTCAAGAAAACTATTATAAACGTAATTGAAACCGTACTATGAAAAAACTATTAACGCTGCTTGCAGTATTAATTAGTTATGCTTCCTTTGCTCAACAACCTTCAATTGGACACTTTCAACAGTTAGCAACAGTTAAAAGAGGTGATACTCTTGATGTTGCTTGGTATTATCAACCTGTTGCAAGTAGAGATGTTCGTACATTCCAGGTTGACTTTCAATATAAGAAAAGATTGTTAACTCACGTTGCAACTACTGTTGACGTAGCATTTGCTACTCAAACTCCTTATATTGATTATAAGCAATTTGATAATTCTAAATACTCAGGATATACTGCAGGTAATTATACCTACACTTCTGATACTGCTTGGACTGTAGCTCGTAACTACTTAATCTTAGCTAGCGGTAATCAAATTGGATCACAAGCCTATATTATACACAATAAGTATAAAATCAATTCAGTAGAAGCAAACTTCGCTTCTGATTCTATTACAATTAACTGGGCTAGATTATTTACTCAAGATGGTAATACAATAGGAGATAATGTAGCTAATCTTACTAATAAGAGTATGTCTATATTCTTAAAAGGTAACTTAACTATATCAGGTAAAATATGGATTGCTGCTAATATGACTTCTAAACCAACAATATTAGCAATTGATCCAACTACAGGCATAGTAGCATCAAGTGTAGCTCCTGATCCTCAAGGTAATTACACATTAGATAATATTGAACAAAATACAAGATATAAAATACAAGCGTTATTCCCAGCTAATGATCTAACAACAATTAGAGATAATGCGGTAACAATATCTGATGGTGCTAAAGTATATGATGAATTTGTTAATACAGATGTAAATCAAGTATATACAAGACAATACTTAAAATCAGGATTGAGTTACTTACAAGCTGATATCAATAAAAGTGCTGGATTAGATGGTGGTGATGCTTATGGTATTTATGCTTCTGTAGCTGGTTTAAAACCAATTGATACCGCAGGACTAATTAAATTGTTTACTGCTACTGAATATGATAATTTAGTATTAGGTGAAAATCAATGGTCATCTTGGCCTGCATTCTTAGATAGATTAAATTTTGTTTATGATAGTATAGGCACAACTAATCTTGTAGTTAACCTTAAGTATGCAATTAAAGGCGATGTAAATAGAAGTCATTCATCACCTGTATTTGATGCTAATAATCAAGAAGTAGTAGCATTTAATACTGTAGGTAACTTAAATGTTAATATACCTAATACATTTGCTAATATAGGTGAGCCATTATATGTTCCAATGAATGTTAGTACAAACGGACTTCAAAATGCAGCACTTCAGTTTGAAATGACTTATGATAGAACTAAAGTAAAGTTTGAAGAAATTGTATCTAATATTCAAGGTCCGTGGTTACAATATGTAAACCATGATGCACAAACTGGAACTATTCGTTTTGGTGGTATGAATAATCAAAACACAGGATACATAACTGGTAACTACATGCCATTTAAACTTAAGTTCTCTCCTATAGGTAATAATGACATTACTAGCTATATTAAAGTTCGTAAGTTAATGGATGCCGCTGATCAAAATGGAGATAGATTTAATATCGTACTTCAATCAGATGTAGTAGCATTATCTAATAGAAGAATTCCTGGATATTATAATGGAAGTAATGAAGAGGTAGTTACATCAATCCGTCCTAATCCAAACAACGGTATGTTTGAATTAGTAGTTACTTTCCCTAGAAATAACATGAATATGAATGCTATGATATTTGATGTAACTGGACGCCCAGTTAAAGACTTAGGTAAATTATCAAGCAATGAATATGCATTAACAGCTAACTATAAAATAGATGCTACCAACTTAAGACAAGGTAACTACTATTTATCAATGACGGATCAAAAGAAAATTATTACTAAACCCTTTTTAATACTTTAATTATGTCAGAAGAATTAGAACAACAAGATGGTACTTGGTCTGGTCTTAAAAAAACGATCGTAGGTACATTAGGAACTGTAGTAGCCGGCGGTGGTGTTTGGCTTAGTACTTTACTATTTGGTGGAGAAAAAGAAGAAGCCCCAGCTCCTGCACAACAACCTTCTATTATTATCAACAATACTCAACAACAGCAACAAGCTGCTTCAGGCGGTACAACTATTATTAAAGAAAGAGTAGTTGAAAAACCAGTTGAAAAGAAAGAAGCTCCTGCTCCAAAACCAAAGAAAAAAGAAGGCGACGAATTTAAAGAACAACCTGCACAATGGTAAACGACGGAGGATTTAAACAGCTTCTCAATACAATGATGAGGCGTAGATGGTTAATGACATTAGTAGTGTTATTAACATTTATGGGCACTGTATTTGGAATAGGTGTAGCAATTGTACTTAAAGCTGAAGTTAATGAAGCTTGGAAGGAATTGTTATTATTATTACTAGGTGCTTTCATAGGTAGCTATGGTAAAATAATAGACTATTGGTTTAGTGATACAGATAAAGATAAAATGCTAGTTCAGAAAATGGATGAAGAAGATGGAATAGCATTATCAAATACAGGTGGTGGAGCTAAATCTAATAATGAAGAATAAAATTTCATATTATGAAGATGTTAATTACTTTTTTATGTTGTTTCTTTTTGTTGTTCACTAACAATGTTTTTTCTCAAGTAGTAGGTAAAACAACTACAGAACAATACAAAGCTAGTTTTGAAACAAAAATAAACATAGACTCTTTATTAGATTATGATGGACCAACTATCCCAATTCAGATCCTCAAATGTGGTATTGGTGATGAGCTTTATGAGCAATATCCTGAACTCAAAGAAAAGAAAGTGGGTTTGGGTGTGGCTAATATCACGCTTGAATATTTGGAGAATCTTAACAGATTTAGCTTTACAGAAGATAAGACAGAGATTAAAAACAGGATGGTTAAACAGTTTCAAGCTTCTCAAGCAGGAATAAGTCAAGATAAGTTAGATGGTAGAGGCAAAATTCGTTTAGCTCATTACTTCGTTGAAATAGAAGTATATGATTGGAGTGTAAGTGATGATGAAGAAATTAATATGAAAGACGGAGTGAAGAATATGATGGTAACTCGTTTAGGTCTTCAAGTACGCTTTACTGATGCTGAAACAGGAGAAATTATAGCAGCATCTGGTTTAGGCGAAGCAAAGACAGTAAGAGAACTTACTATATTAAATGATGCTACTTTAGATCCAGTTAAATTTAATCAATCAACAGTTTCAATCGCTACTAAAAAAGCTCTTGATATTGCATGTGGTAGAATACTTACTCGCATGATCAAGAAAGGTGTATTCAAATCTTAGTGATGATTGAAAAGGATATTATACATAATACCGTTCCTATTTATTGGACTCTATGCTAAGAGCCAATCTCTTGTCTATACATTTATTGATCCTTGTACAAAACAAATAAGTACTTTTATGGTGCCTGCAAATGGCACCGTAATTTTTTTCCTAAATAAGTCAAGAGCATTTACTCCTGGTGACGTAGCCAATGGTAATTTAGCTAGTTGGATTAATCAAGTTTATTCTGATTATAGAAAAGTATCACCTTGCTCAATTCAATCTGGGCAAATAACACAAAATCAAATTACATCTCAAGTAGTAGGTAGCGCAGTTCAAAGTGTAGTAAGTAGTGTTATGAGTTCTGCTTCTACGTCTGCTGTGTCATCAGTTACTTCTAGTGCAGTTAGTAGTGTGTCATCTAGTGCAACATCTAGTGTTTCTTCTAGTGCTACTAGTAGTGTATCGTCTAGTACATCTTCTAGTGGAGGATCACAACAAGGTGGAGAAGAAGTTGCTGCTAGTACAACAGCAAGTCAAGATGCTAGTAATGATCAAAAGACAGAAACTAGTTCATCTTCAGGTGGAGGTAAAGGAGGAAAAAGTAGTAGCTCAAGAGCAAAAGCTTCTAATTCTAATCCCATGTTAGTGCAATCAGATCTAACTACGGCACAGAACTTAAATGGCTCTTTTACTCCAATTCTTAATTTAGGACTTTCTCAATCGTCAATGACAGGCGCTTCTAGTTGGGGATTGACAGGAATGATATGGATGAACTTTAAACAATTTGCACTTTCAGGAAGATATACTAAAATGCAATTTAGCAAATCAGGATCTTTAAGATACATCCATAACTTCAGTATGACTGGTGTTTATTCTTATGGCAATCTGATAGGGTTTGTAGGTTATAGTGGTATAATCAATTTAAACAAATACGGTGTTACAGGATTCAATGTAAGCGCGTCTGGTGCACTTATATCTGAAGACAAAAGTTCTTTCTTTAGTCCAACAATAACTGCATTTTATACAAAACCATTTACTACAGGGAAAAAATTAACCATATCACCAGAATTGTATATTATGTCAACCCCATTGATATATTCTGCAAAAGACAGAGTAACAGCAACGGATAGAACGTTTGCTGCTTTTATAGGATCTGGATTTGACTATAAAATAACTAAGCGTTTTAAATTTAATTTTAACTATAAACTAAATGTAAGTACTAATACTGAAATACCAATGCTATCATTTTTCTTAATTGGTAGTAAAGTTAATTTATGATGAGATTCCTAGTTATATTATTTCTATTTCCATTAACAGTATTAGCACAGTCTATTACTGCACCTCCTGGTAGAACTTATCAAGTTAGTACATCAGGACAAGATGCTAGTGGATTTGCTATAAATGGTTTCACTACAGAAACACTACTAACATCAATTAGTTTAGTTAATCCACCAACAGGAACAACATTTAATATAACTACAACAACAGGTTTAATTGCTGCAAGTGGATTTACATTAGCAGGTAATAAAACTCGTTTAGTATTTACAGGAACTATTACTAATATTAATAATGCATTAGCATCTTTAAAAGTTAATACTGGATCTGTACTTGGTAATGTTCAAATATCTGTAGCTACAACAGTAAACCCGGCAGGATTTTTCTATAATGGAACAAACGGACACTTTTATAGACCCATATCAACTGGAACAACTTATACAAATGCAAGAGCTGCGGCATTAAACACTACGTTCAAAGGACAACAAGGATATTTAGTAACAATTACTTCAGCAGATGAAGATGCATTTATTTTTAATAATGTTCCACAAGGAAATATTTGGTTTGCATTAACAGATGAAGTAGTTGAAGGGCAATGGAGAATTGATGCAGGACCTGAAAGAGGAACTTTAATTAAAACATCAAACGGACAAACTGCAGGAAACATAGCTGGACAATATAATAACTGGGCAGGTGGGGAACCAAATAATGCTGGTAACGAAGATTATGCAGTAACAAAATGGAACGGTTCTCAATGGAATGATTTACCTAATAACTTTAGTTGCCCCTATGTAATTGAATATGGAACATGGGCTAACCCAGCTGATGCTACATTTACTGATTTCTACACAGCTAATACTATTAATACAGTAGCAATTACAAACACATTATCAGGTACAGTTACAATACCAGCAACATTAAGTTCAAGACCATTACTTACACTTTATAGAGTAGTAAATGGAGTTGATCAACTTGTAGATTTTAAAACAGTAGCAATAGATGGTACTTATACATTTACTTTACCTCAACAAAATTCAACCTATAAATTAGTTCCATCACTAACAATACAAGGTGTTACAGCAGATGATTTTAATTTAGTTTGGAATGAAACAAAAAATATAAATACACCATCAAATACTACCCAAGGTTTAGTAATGACAGGAACTAAACAATGGAAAGCTGCAGATGTAAATAAAAACGGTGTATTAGATCCTGGTGATGCCTATCTTGTAGCAGCACACTTGACAGGATTTAGACCTATAACCGAAGCATTATGGTTTACACCTGTAAATTATGATTTACTAACAAGAACAAATTTTTCTACTATTAACCCAGTAGCCTCATTTACAATTAATGTTACGACATCTAATGTTACTCAAAACATTAAGTACTGTATTTTAGGAGACATAAATCTATCTCATTCTTCTAATTAATTTAATAATTTGATAATACAAAGATATCACTTGGGCAACTAGCTCAAAATATCTATTTAAAGACAACACACAATATGAAATTAAAAACGTTGCTATTTTTACTGTTCCCTGTTTTATCCTTTTCTCAAGACACTTTATTTAATCAAAAACTAGACAACATTACGATTCGTTCTGTACAAAAGAAAGAATCTAATATTGCAGTGATCAATAGTATCAGGAATAGTTCTGTTATATCTGATGGTCTTTCTGTTGAATTTATAAAGAAAACTCCTGACCGTAGTGTAGGTGATGCACTCAAAAGAGTTAATGGTGTTACTATACAGAATGATAAATTTGTATTAGTTAGAGGTTTAGCAGATAGATATAATTCTGCTATGCTAAATAAAACTATTCTACCTTCAACAGAACCTGATCGTAGAGCTTTTTCATTTGATATTATTCCTTCAAATCTTGTAGACAATATCATAGTAGCAAAGTCTGCTACTGCTAATTTACCAGGTGATTTTGCAGGAGGAATTGTTCAAGTAACTACAAAAGATGTATCTAATGATTTTTTCTCATTAGGCCTCGGAATGAACTACGGGGCCGTCTCAACCTCCCAAAATTTCAGATTGGTGGATTATACGACCTTCCCCATAGAATTTCCATCAACATACACATACCGCACAAGCACAAACACAGAGAAAAGGAATTACACAAGTCTTATAAAGTCTCCAGACGCCAAACAATTTAAATCCACTCCTAACTTGAATGGATCTCTTTCTTTTGGTTTAAAAAGAAATAAGTGGAATATATTATTTAGTTCAACTGCAAGAAATACTTACACTTTAAATTATATTGATAGACAAGACTATCAGTCATCAACAGAATTAGCATACAAATATAGAGATACTTTATTTACTAGAGCTCAACTATTGAACGGTCTTTTCAATGTAACTTATACAGGAAAGAATAGATATAGTTTAAAAACATTATTTAATCATCAAATAGAGCAGTCGTATTTAACTCGTGTAGGTGAAAATTATGATAATGTTCAAGATGTAAGAAGTAATGCATCTAACAATATAATTAAAACATTAATCAATTCACAATTTGATGGTAAGATTAAAACTTTTGATTTTAATGTAGGATATAACTTAATGATCAGAAGACAACCAGACTATAGAATTAATCCAATAACTAAGTCATTAGGTGTTAATGAACCTTATGCAATTGCTTGGAGAGATACTTATCGTTTCTGGAGTGATATGGATGAAAATGGTTTAAATGCCAGTTTGAATAAACAATTAGGTAATTTTAAAGTAGGTTCAAGCTATATTAAAAAATACAGAACTTTTAAAGCTAGAATCTTTAGATATACTTCTGAAGATATGTTAGATGAAATTACTAATAATACAGATAAGTATTCTGCAGATTTTGATTTAGCAAGTGCATATGCTTTATATGAAGGAGAATTAAATGGTTGGAAAGTAAATGCAGGTTTAAGAACAGAATATAATTTGTTTAATGTACAAACTGCAGACTTTAGTGGTACTAGAGTAAATGTAAATAGAAAGTATTTAGATCTTTTACCTTCAGTAAACTTTTCTTATGAATGGGATAAATTTAAGTATAGAATATCTGCTAGTAAAACATTAGCAAGACCTGAATTTAGAGAGGTTGCTAACTTTGCTTATTATGATTTTGTACGTAATGCTCAATTGTTAGGTAATACTAATTTAGAAAAAACAGACATATACAATATTGATATTAAGTTAGAGTACTATCCTAAACAAGGTGAGAATATATCTGGTGCATTCTTTATCAAAGATTTTAAAAAACCAATTGAACAAATAGTAGCAGATGGATCTGTACCTTCAAATTTATTACTTACATTTATGAATCCAAATCAAGCACTATTAGCAGGTTTTGAATTTGAATTTCGTAAAAAAATAACTAATTGGTTAGATGC